ACTGTAAAGTCCCCTGGTTGGCTTGATGACGCTAAAAGGGAGTTAGAGGACATGATTAATCAAGAAATATCAGCAGCTATAACAGTTGCTATAAACAAAAAGATAAGTATATCGTTAAAATAAAATAATATGGCAACTTGGAATATTCAATATGAGCCTCATGGAAAATTTGTTACATGTCAAAGACCTATAGTTGTTTCTGTAGAGGTTACAGATGGTGCTGTAGCACATTTTACAGGTAAATTATATCTAAAAGGAAATACTTGGGAAGATACAGGGTTAAGAATAAATGCTTATGGTGATAACAATGGTTTGTATAGTTTTAATTTAGCAGAATATTGTAGGCAATTCTTCGTAGATGATGGTATATATTCAACTGCATGGTGTGCTACCAGGGCTGAAATGGTTGCAAGGGAGTTTTATTTAGAAATTTACCCAGTAGAGTACAACACAAATGGGGATTTGATACCTAATCAATCTGACACCAAAGACACTGATGATTTCTTTGCAGTACCTATAAATACTACATCACAAGAGCAATTATCATCTAATTCTTATGATAATGTTAGAATTGATGCCTTTGTTTTTAATGGAAATAATGATAGTTCAGCACCATTACTTCCTGAAAATTCTCAGCTTAAATTAAGTAATATGCCTGACTATAATGTTGTTAACATTGATGCAGGTTTTTTCAGTAGATATGAATTTTTACAACAAGATGTTAGTGGTACGGATTGTAGAGTACATTTTACTAACGATTCAGGAATAACTTATTTTTTACCATTTGATGCTGTTACTGGGTACAATTCTATCGGTGTTCACCCAGTATTAATTGACAATTTATTGACTGATGGAGCAGGTTTTGAACAATACGCATTTACTGATGCTGCTGGTAATGTTACATCTAAAACATTAAAGCTTCAGGTTATTTTTCGTGATACTGCTACAGGTTTTGCTGTCAGAACAGTTCCACCTGCTTATTTTAAATATGAAAGTAATTTTGGCTGTTCAGGCTCAGATACTTTTTTATTTAGAAACATGAGAGGTGGATTTGACTTTTTTACTGCAACAGGTACTAAGACATCTAATGTTGAGCTATCAGGTACTACATTTGATAGACACACAGACTTTAGCAGAGCTTCTTCTACATGGGACAGAAAGGTTGGTGAACACAACATAACTAATCTTTGGAACTCAAGAAAAGACACTTTCACTATTTTTACGCAGCCTTTAACAAAAGAGTATGCCTTATGGATAGAGGAGTTGATTGTTTCACCTGAAGTTTGGATTATTAAGAAAACTGATAATTTTTCGAGTATTCTTACAGGTACTGCACTCGATGTTGAATATAACGATTTGCAGCTTGTTGCTATAAATATAGATAAAGGTTCTTATAAGCTTCACACAACGGAAAAAAATGTAAACTTTGTGGAGCTTAAATATTCTCTTTCAGAAAATACTTTAATACAAAAAACATAAAATGTCGGACTCAAGTCAAATTAAAGAGGTAGTATTAGAGGTAGGTGAACAAACTGCCACGCAAGAATATACAATTCAAGTTCAGAATGGTAGCGTTAAAAAGACAGTCTTTGATGCTTGTGCTAATAATTGTAGTGATGATGTATTAAACGCAAACGATACCTTTAGTGCTAACTGGAATGGTTGGCACAAAATGAGGTGCACAGATATGAGGCAGATAGGTGATGCCCCATCTGTTTGGAGTGGCCCAGGTCAACCTCCACCACAAATGACTAATTTCGGTGTATTAGACATTATTTATGACGGAGTTTTTAATGGTGCGTTTGGTGATTCAAATTTAATAGTTTTCACACTTAACACATCTTTAGGTGGAAATCCTCAGTTTAATGGATTAAATTATTCTCAATCACAAAGTAATATAGGTGTTGTTAACAACATGCGTTCTGATGGAAGAGCAGACACTGAACAAGGTAGGATGCTTTATTTAGTACCTAATGATAGTGCTCCAGCAAGTTTTGTTCATAACATATCTTTTGAAATTTTAGAGGGTAGAGGTCATGAACTCTTAGTTAGGGGTGCTGGAGGTAAAAGTATAGGTCAGTTTTTAAGTGGAAATGGCTACGACTTTATCTCTGTTGAGGATATTAATGATGATAATACATTTTGGAGTCATTTTAATTTTACTATTGCACCTTATATACATTCAGCTGATTGGCAGTATAATGACAATGGTGATGTTGATTATAATAACAGTAGAAACTCATTACACGCAAGTTTTGTCGCTACACCAACTGGTCAGGTAGTCTCTAATTGTATATCTAATTCTCAGGATGCTTATTTTGGTATTAGAAGTACAGATTCATTGTTTTTTGGTGGAGAACAGCCTTGTTTTGACAACCCAACTGATGGTTTTTTAATACAAATAAATGTTGATATTCTACAAAACGCTTATATTGAAATTTTAACATACACACCTAACCCTACTGAACAGAGTCAATATGAGTTTGCACTTGATTACCAAGGCGTTGTTCAGAATGGATTTAATTGGGTCTGGAAAAAAATTGAAACAACTGGTACTCATTCAGTTTGTGTTCCATGGCATTATAATGTAGCAGAACTTCAAGAGGGTGGTGGAGGCTCTATGTATGGTGTAAGCACATGGCCTGATGGCTTTACAACTGGTATTAGAGTGCAAACTGGTGGTGGTGGGGTTGCTTCAGGTCAATATGTTGACAAAACTTATTACTCTAATCAGTATAAATTTATTAGAGTAGTGCCGACAACTCAGACTTCTCCAGCAAAAGTTAGACTAAAAAAGTTTTCTATTTACAACTCTTATGTTAGTACAAAACAAATAGAGATACCTACTTATATTGATAGAGTAATAAAAGTACCTGCTTATGATTATAAAATATTAGATGTTTTTGATAAAGATAAAGTGCCTTTAGCTTTGTCTTTCACAAGTGGAGACCTTTCAGACCCAAGTAAAAGGTCAACAGGTTACTCAAAAACATTTGAACTACCAGCAAACAGTAGAAATCAAAAGATATTAAAAACAATGACTGCTGATGGTTCAAATAGGCAGATTGGAGATATATCTTGGAGAAAAGCAAGAATAAAGGCGAATGGTATAACTGTATTTAGTGGTTTTGCGAGAATTGAAAAGAGTATAACTGGCCAAGGAGGCAGGTATTCTTGCCACATATTGCAAGACCCAAGCTACTGGCCTGAGCTTATAGGTAATAAAAAACTTTCAGATTTATCATTTCCTGACCACACTAAAAGTTATCAGACAGTAACCGATAGCTGGACTAAAACTGTTGATGAGATTCCTTATGTATATCCAGCTATAAATTATGGCAAGTGGTCTAAAGATTCCAACGATACTATAACTAATCATACTATAAACGATTTTCACCCAGCAACCTATGTTTATGCTATTGTAAATAAAATTTTTGATGACATTGGGTACTCTCTTGATAGTAACTTTTTTAATACTCCATTCTTTAAAAAACTAATAATACCTTACACATCTAATGAGGTGTATAATACAAATCAGACTGAGGGTAATGATGGTCTTGGAGAAGATGGTAATTATTCTTTACTTGCTTCAAGGCCTAATGTAAACACATTACCTGATGTGCCACAAACTGTAAATAATGGTGGAGACCCTCAACTTAGAAGCTGGTTTCCTCCTCTTTCATTTGTTTCAGGTTTAGAAGAAAACTACCAAATGAATACATCTTATAATAGTAGTCAAGGTGGATATACTATTCCGTTTACAGGTAGGTGGTGTATAGATTTTACTGCAAGAATGAAAGTTAAAGCAAAAGGGGCTTGTGGTAACAATAACCCAGGGAAATGGGCTGCTTGGCTTCTCGTTAATGGATTAGGGCCAATTCCTGATGGTGGTTGGGCTAACCCATCTAATTTAGGTGTCAATTATGTTTTTACTACAGGAGATGGGGTTCAGGAAAATTGTGGCATGGGTAATGAAAATGCAGGCCCTGGAAACCTTGAGGGTACTCAGGCGTTTTGTGTTCGTGAAAACTGTAGTAATGGTGATTGGACTACAAGGGTTTTTTCTTGTAAGATAGATTTACAAGCTGGAGATGTTGTTCAAATAGGTTATTATGGATTAAACCGAAAAGACTTTTGTGGGATTGAGGCAGCGACTAAAGAACAAGAGTTGTTTATATTTCCTGACACTGTTCAAGCATTTGTACCTCCTGCTGAAGTTAGTTTAAACACCTCTTTAGGCACAAAGTATAAGCAAATGGATTTCTTAAAAGGAATAACAGAAATGTTTAACTTATACTGGACTGCTGACAACGACACTAAAATAGTTTCTGTTGAACCTTACGATGACTTTTTTGGCTCAGGAGACATTATTGATTGGAGTAAAAAAATAGATAGAAAATCTTGGACTGATAAATTCTTAATAGAAGAGCTTGCTAAAACAGTTAGGTATAAATATAAGGAAGATAGCAGTGATGACATTGTTCGTGTTTATAATGCAGAGCAAGAAAGAGAGCTTTGGTCTTTAGATATAAATTTTGACCAACTATACAGAAAGACGATACAAGAATTGGGTAGTACAATATTCTCACCTACAATGAGAATTTTATCTGATGTTGGTGGTGATGCTTTCTTTCCTGTATCTCCTATTTTTCAATGGCCAGTAATGCCTTGTATGTGGAGTGGTGATGATGTTCAGAGTAATTGGTTTGGTGATGCTAATTCCGCTGGGTCTTTATTTGGCGGACTTACTGTTAATATAAACCAAGGCGAAAGACCTGATTATAACACAAGCTTTAATATAAGAATTTTAAATTGGGGTGGACTTAGCGATGAAACTGGGCCTTGGGCTTTAACAAATGACCAGGGAGAGGCAGCAACTCATTACACATATCCATACGCATATACATTTAACTATAATCATTCAGGAGAGCCTGGTACTATAGAAGATAACCTTGCTTGGAAAAGCTTTGCTGGTGGACTTGATACAAGTGTAAGTTATCTTAATCAATATCAAAGAGGTTTATTCGATAGATATTATGGTCGGTTGTTTGAAAAAATAAATGGTGGTGCAGCTCTAAGAACATGTATGATTGATTTATCTGCTAAAGATATAGCTAACTTCGATTTCAGAAATATTATTAAGATAGTTATGGATGGTGGCATTGAAACTTATTGGACTGTTAACTCAATAAAAGATTACAAGCCAGGTAAAGATGAATTAACAAAGGTTGAGCTTATAGAGTGGAAGTTAGGATTTAATAGAGGCAAAGGTAAAGGTAATAAGACTAATTATGGAGGGATTAGACCTAACGATATAGATACTGGAGGTAAGGGTGATTATAATGGTGTTACTGTTTTTCCTGATGGTGGTTGGCAGATTCCAAATGAGACTCCAGCTGAATCTAATACTATAAAAATAACAAATAATGTTACGCCTGAATCTATAAGGATGAAAAGTAAATTACCTCCATTAACACCTAAAGAGTTTAAACCTTATATTGCTGAAGATACTACTGAGTTTGTAAAAGGCGAATCAATAAATGCTGATGTTAATATAAAAGACTTTACATTGACATCTGATATTTACTATGAAGATGGAGATGGAGTTAGACAAAAAATATGTTTAAAAGAAAGGAAATCTGCACAAAAACTAAATAAAGAAGATAAAGGTTCAATGAAAAATTATAATAGATAATATGGCAAACCAAACTTTATACACATTTAAGGCTAACTTACAAGACCTTGTTAAACTTAAAATACAGTTAGATGAGGCTACAGCAAAGCTTAATAAGCTTAAAGCAACTGATAAAGCCTATAAAGCCCAAGCACAGGAAAAGGCTGGTCTTGCTACCAGCTATAACAAGCAAGCTAAGGCTATGGCTGGGGCGACTACCCAAGCCAATAAAATGAACAAGGCTGGTGGTAGGCTTGTAAACACATTTAAGTCAGCTGCTGTAGCTATTGCGGCTGCTTTTGCTGTTAGAGCTATAACAGGTTCTATTAGGTCTATAATATCAACCTTTTCTGAGTTTGAGGCACAGATGGCTGCTGTAAAAGCAATATCAGGTGCTACCAACGAGGAGTTTCAGACCCTTGAGAGAACAGCATTAAAACTTGGTGCTTCTACTATTTTTACAGCAACTCAAGTTGGTCAACTTCAAGAGGAGTTTGCTCGTTTAGGTTTTAGTGTTGAAGAAATTGATGCAGCTACAGTTTCAACTTTAAATCTTGCTGCTGCTACAGGTGAGTCTTTAGCTAACTCTGCTCAAGTTGCAGGTTCTACTCTTAGAGCATTTAATTTAGATGCAGAACAGACTCAAAGGGTTACAGATGTAATGGCACAGTCATTTACTAACTCAGCATTAAACCTTGACAAGTTTAAAGAGTCTATGAAATTTGTTGCACCTGTTGCAAGAGCTACTGGTTTTACTATTGAAGAAACATCAAGTTTATTAATGCAGTTAGCTGACAATGGTTTATCAGGTTCTATTGCTGGTAATGCACTTAAAAATGTTTTTCTTAAACTTGGGGATGCTAACTCTAAATTAGCTAAAAAACTTGGAGGGCCAGTTCAGGGAATACCTCAACTTGCTGAGGCTATGAGAAAGCTATCTGAAGAGGGGTTCTCAGCTACTGAGGCTGTTGATTTACTTGATAAGCGTTCAGCACCTGCATTTCTTGCTTTAATAAAAAATATAGATGGATTAGAGGCAGGAGTTGAAACATTAAATAAAGCAGAGGGTGCTGTAAATAGAATGGCAGCAATAAGGTTAGACACTTTACAAGGTGATTTTACTATACTTAAATCTGCCACAGAGGGTCTTAGCATAGCTCTTGGAGAAGAATTTGACACAAGTTTAAGAAATATAGTTTATTCTTTAACAAACTTCACTCAGTCAATAACTGAAAGTGAGGGTGCTTTAGCTGCTATAAGAACTACTGTACAGCTTCTTGGTGTAGCGATAACTGCACTTACAGCAAGATTTGCGATGATGGGTATTATTGGAGTCTATAAAGGTATTATTCAGTTTGGTAGAGGTTTAAAATTATTAACAATACAACTTGGTAGAGCAACAACAGCACAAGCTGCCTTAAATGTTGTTACAAAGGCAAATCCTTTTGTTTTAGTAGCCACTGTAGTTGGTACTCTTGTTGGGGCTTACTTCTTATTAGGTGAAGAGGCAAGCGAGGCTGAAATGAAGCAAAGGAGATTAAATGATGCTCTTAACGATTCTATAGAAGATATTTTAGGCCAAAATGATGCAACCAAAGAAAGGGCGGCTTCTATGAGGCAATTTGTTAATGAATTTCCTGGTTTACTAAAATTTCTTGACTTAGAAAGAGCAAGTAACGCACAGCTTCTTGAGATTAAAAAACTAATGGGTAATGCTGACCTTTCTGAGTTAGCTGCAAAACAAAAAAAGAATGATGTAGAAAGACAATTAGCCCAAGAAAGAATAGAGCTTATAAATGAAGAGTTAAAAGCACAGAGGCTTGCTGTTAAAGAGGCTGAAAATAATTTTGGTGTAGCATCAAGAGAGGCAGAGGTAGCAAGAGAGGAGGTTTTTTGGTCAGAAGAAAGAAGAAAAGTTTTAAGGGGTAATGTAGAAGCTTATAAAAGCTCCAATCAAGAGATAGAGGAAGAGATAAAGAGTTTTGTTGACAAACTTGGTATAGCAAATAACATCATAATAAAAGATGGTGCTACACTTAGAAATGAATTAAAAACTCAATATGTTCAACGCCTTAATGATTTTAGAGAACTTAAAGAGGGGGAGCAAGAAATAAAATTACAAGAAAATAAAGACAGGCTTGAATTTTTACAAGATGCTATTGACTATAATCAGATTCTTGGTAAAAGTGTTGAGCAGTTTGGTTTTGTAACTAAAGAGGCTCAAGAGTTAGCCGATGCTACAATAGCAAAAAGTCCATTTAAAGATGCTATTTTAAATACAAATGTAAGCGTTCAGGATTTATCTATAGAGCTTTCTGAGTTAAGAAAGTTTGTATCAAACCTTGATTCAGCTTTTGTAAAGACTGCTGACTCAACTAAGAAGTTTGGTGATGTAACAAGCTTTGCTTTAAACAAAACTAAAGACCAGTTTAAAAAGCTTAATAAGCTTTTTGATGACATGATTGAGGAAAGGCTTGGTAAACAAAGGTTAGGACTTCAATCTGAATACGCTACAGCTAAAAAAGCTGGTGAGGAGGAGCTTGCTTTAATGGTATCTAACCAGGACAATATTAATTCATTTATTGCCACAGGTAAGAAAGAGGAAATAGCAAGTCTTATTAAAGCCAATAAGAGCAAGTTTGATGCCATAAAGAATCTTACAGCAAAAGAATATGCGGCAGCAATAGATGCTGAAAAGGGTAACAAAGATGATATGATTGCTATTTTAGAAGCTATGCTTGCAGAAGAGGCGGAAAAAATAGAGACATCTAACGATTATTTAGAGCAGTTAGAGGAGAACCATAAAACTAAAATGAAGCAGATTGAGATAGAGGGTAGCACCGCAGATGCAGGCCTTTTATTTGAGGAAGAAATGCTTGAGGCTGCTTCTCTTGAAAGAAAAGAGCTTCAGTTCTTTAGTTCTATGAAGAAAAGAAAGGATGCAAGAGTAAAATTAGCTAAAGTTGAAACAACTGCTATAGACCTCGAAGAGGACAGACAGCTTACTAATCTTAAAGCACTTAAAGATTTAGGGAAAATAACTGAACAGGAGTATCAGGATTCAAAAACAAGAATAGTAAAACAAGCTGCTAACGAAAGGTCTGTTATTGAACAGAAGCAGTTTGAGGAGAATAAGAAACAAGCTTTAGCTACTCTTGAATTTATCTCAGATAGATATAATATGGCGTTTGATGCTTTCTCCACATTTATGTCTAATAGGCTTGCACTTGAAACTCAAGCTGTAAATGAAACTTATGACCTGCAAAGCGAGCAATTAAATAATTCTATGACAGCAGAGCTTGATGGTCTTGAGGGTAATCAGGAGGCTCAAGAAGATGTAAGAGAGCATTACAGAATTTTACAAGAGGCGAATGAAGCTAAAAAGCAAGAAGAGTTAAGAAAGATAAAAAAGAAAGAGTTTCAAATTGATAAAGCTAACAACTTAATACAGGCAGGTATTAGTGGTGCTATGGCACTGATAACTACAGCTGGTAAATTAGGATTCCCTGCGATACTTGCAGCAGCACCAATTCTAACAGGACTTATAGCGGCTCAGATTGCAGCTATTGCTTCTGCTAAGTTTGTAGGTGCTAAGGGTGGTATAATACCTGATGGAGAGAAGTTTGCTAAAGATGAAGTGGCTTTAGACTCAAAGCCCCCTGTAGCTGGTCAAGTTACAAAGTTAGATGGTGGGGAAGCTGTTATAAATAAAAAGTCAACAGCTATGTTTAAAGATGAATTATCTGACATTAATGTAGCTGGTGGTGGCGTTAAGTTTAAAGATGGTGGAATGGTTGTAGGGCCAAGTCATAAAGAGGGTGGTGTTAAGTTTAGCGTAAATGAAAAAGTAGTAGAATTAGAGGGTGGTGAAGCTGTGATAAACAGAAAATCAACAGCTATGTTTAGAAGTCAGCTATCAGCAATGAATGAAGCTGGTGGAGGTGTTAAATTTGCAGACGGAGGTATTATGCCTGGGACTTCTAACATAATACAATCTTCAGGCGTTTCAAACCAGCAGATACAACTTCAACAACTTGCAGGCACTATAGTTTCAGGTATTAACTCTAAAGAAGTTACTGTTACAGAGGCTGATATAACATCATCTCAAAGCTCAGTTTCTGTTACAGAATTAACCTCTTCTATATTTTAATTATTTTTTATATATTTGCGTTATGGAAGATTTAAGAAGATTATTTTGGAGCTTTATTATAACAGGGGAACTTAAAAAGGTTTCTGAAGATAAGTTTAATGAAAGGATTAATATTTGTAGGGCAAATACTTGTGGTTCTTATAAAAAACCTTTAGGCATTAAGACCTTAGAAAAGTGTGGTTCTTGTGGATGCTTTTTAAATGCAAAAGCAAGAATTGATGAGTTTTATATAGAATGTCCTAAAGGATTGTGGTAAAATGGCAAACAAAAGACAGATAGTGTTTGAATTTAGAGAGGTGTTATACGAACACCTAATACCAAGGTTTGGCGAAGATTTTGCTATGAAAGATGTTCTTTATGAGTTATCATCCATGGGTCTGATACCTCCAAAAACATTAAGAAACTATATGATGATATATGACTTTGATAAGTTTATAATACAAAACAAAGGTCATGTAGGTAATACTTTTATTGATATATCAGTTAAATATGAAATATCAGAAAAGCAAGCTAAAAATATAGTATATAAGCAAAGAAAAAAGTTCGATACTAAGACAAATATTTTATAAGCCCTGACTTGCCTGATATAAATGTTATACTTGACTCTTCGGCCCAAGTTTTCTTTGCATATATAGTATGAACATGAGAATCCTCTTTGAATAGAGCATCCATAACCCCTTTGATTAAATTATCTACATCAGGCTTCTGTTGATGCCTTTCACCTAAGTATTCAGCTTTTTTCTTTTTACTCCAAGATTTAGGCATTTTTATATAAAACTCAACAAACAACTCATCTTTTAATTCTATATCAATAGACTTTAGTTTATCGTTTAATTCATCTTTATAAGCCCAATAGTTAACTACACAAGGTCTTTTCTTCCAAGTATCAGCTCTTGTCATTCTTGGCTTTGGAACTGCCTTTATCTTTAAGTTTATCATTTTCTTTTTGTTTCATCATTTTATCTATTCCCTGCATAACACCTCTACTAATAATATCATCTGTAACTCTTTTCTTACACTTAGAGCATTTGTAGTTTTTCTTAGTTTTATACCAAGCCACATTACAGCAAGTTGTAAGTTTTAAGTCGTCTCCTACAATAAGGTGCTTATCAAACTCTTCTCTGTTAAATTCTGTACTTTTATTTACTATTCGTTTTTTCACTTTCTATTTCTTTTTGTAAATTAGCTAAGGCTCTCCAAGCTACTTTTGCCGAATGTCTAACGCCATCAGAGTCTATTGTTCCAGCATCTATAAGATGCCTTGTAAGTGCGTCTAACTCATCACCACTCTTGCTTCTATCCCAAGCTAAAGGCAAGTCAGGGTTATGTTGTTGCTGACCAATATAACTGCATTTAGCAACCTCTAAAATAGCGTCAGGGAAATATTTTATAACACCAGTATAAACTGGCTTTTTCTTTCTTTCGTTAGTTGACATTATCAATTTTTATTTTATCATCAAAATCAAAAGTTCTATTAAGAAGCTCTATTTTTTCCATACATTTCTTCATACTATTATGTATAGCCTGCTGACTCCTTATTCTTTGTGCAAGACTCTCAACATATCTACTTAACTCCTCAAGGCTGTCTGTAACATAATAACCTTTACTATTACAGCACAAACCAACTATAAGTTGCTCTACTCTGATGTGGTGTATTATCTTTCTAAGCCTTGGCTCACTTACTTTATATCCAGCAGATTTTAGCTTTTCGCAAATAACTTTATTTGTTATAGCGTTCTCCTTACCTTTCTTACTACTCAAACCTTTGACAACTACTGACACAAGTGTATTTAATTCGTAATCGGTAAGCTCGTATGTTATATCTTCAAATAATGTTATCATTTCTTTTTGTTAAAGTTTATCATTGGTCTACTACCTTTTGGTTGTGTTAGTATTTCAAGGTTATAAGTTTCGTCATAAACAACACCAACAACTTTAACTTCACCTGATTCCTCAAGCTCTTCAACCTTATCTTTTAGGTTTGACTCAATAAAAACACCACCATTTGCGTTTCCATTAACATTTATATCAACAAAAACTCTTAGGTTTTCTTCTTGTTCTGTTTTTTCTTCCATGTTATTTTTTTACAATTATACAAATATTATTTTAAATCTCCAACTGCTCAAGCTCTTCTAAGTATGGCATATTATCAGGGTACTCAGTAAACTCGTGGTATCTACCATTTTCAAGATTATATTTAAAAATAGCCTCACCAAGCTCTCCTATGTGCCTAAATTTAACTTTCTGAACATAAACATGTGTACACTCTGTTTCAAAATTACGATACACTGTTATACCATTATCAACTTGGTTGTAAAAGTTTGCTGAACCTGCAATATCATATAGGGTAGGCACATCATATAAGCCATTATCTTTTTTCTGCATCTTTCTTGGGTGTGCTACAAGAAATATATGAATATCATATTTCTGTTTGAATATTGTGAGCTTAGTAAGAAAGTCGTTTATATATTGTGTTTCGCTTTGGCTACCCAGGGGTGCGTGTATTTTATTATATGGGTCAATAATTAAACCTTTTATACCATGCCTTTTAATGAGTCCAGCAGCTGATTTTAATATTGCATCTATAGTGAAAACATCGCCATCAGGCCTTATCCAATTAAACCTGTTTGATATAAATCTTTTTGCGTGATTAAGTTCTGCTTTAGTCATTCTATCGTACTTAGAAACCTGTCTAAATGTTTTACCAATAAACTTTTCGGCAAGTACAGAAAAATGTAATTGTAAAGGGTAGTGCTCAGGAGAGAATACTCCAAACTTCCAACCACTATTAGATGCGAGTCTCATACAAACATGCTCAAGCCAATTACTTTTACCATGAGTAGGTACACCAGTAATAACTGTAAGCTGTGATGTTGCAAAAGAAAATAAATTATCAAAGCTTGCATGACCAGTTGTATCTCCTCTTGATAAACCATTACTATATAAATCATCAATATCTAAATCGAAACTATCTACGCCAAGAACACCCTCTAAAGGGTATGCTTTAGCTTTTTTAATGACC